AAGATTATCAGCGGTTGCGTTGCTTGACTTGATAGGGTTAATCGGGGCTGGTGCCTTGCTTTTTACCACAGATCGCTCAGGTTTGCTAGTTTCAGATTTCTCAAACTTTGCTTCGAGCTTGCCAATGGCTCTCAACGCTTGAGCCGGCGTCAAATCATTAAAGGTTCTGGCCTGATCTTGATTTGATGCAAGGTGATACAGGATTTGTGGTCCTACGTCTGACTCTAATATCGCGTCCCGAATGTGATTCGGCACAACAACATCGCTTGACGCCACCATTTCATCAAAATCGTCAATCTCAGCCTTTGCCGCTTCGAGCCGTTTGGTCCAAGTCTGTACGACCTTTGCCTGTTGCTCTTGCGCTTTCCTTTCCTGATCCTGCCGATCTCGCTCTTTCAGTGCCCTTTCAGCGCTAAATTCAGCCAATGCTTCTGCGTATTCAAAAGCATCCGTGAATTGATCCGGCGTTGGCTTGGCATCAGCAACAGGAGCCTGTCTCGGCGCCTGTCCTTGCTCCAAAGCCGCCAGCCGTGCTTCCAGCGCTTCCCTGGCATCACGTTCACGCTGAGCATCAGCTCGAGCCTGTTCGCGTTGCCTAGTCAGCTCTGAAAACCGCGCCTTCAGCTTGCTCGGTTTACCTTCGTTCTCTATGGCTGGTGCTTCATCTTCTGCTTCTGGCTCATTCTCAACCTCGGATTCGATTGGCTCTGCGTCATCGGCAGCCTCAGTCGTTTCTTCGGAAGCTAAGTTCAGTTTCTGTGCAAAAAATTCGGCTTGATTCTCGCTTGTGACAACTTGCGTCGTCTCTCGTTGTTCGCTTGACATGGTTACCCACGGATTTTCCCGGTGAAACGCGCCGGTACGATTGCGTTTATATAACCCGCTTTTTGATTGGTGTCAAAGACTATTGCATAAACGGATTTTGCTCTTGGTCAATGTCCTGCACGGCATAGGTCGCAGCCATCATTTGCTCAGCATTTCGCCGCTCAATCTCACGTGCCAATGCGTCGATGGGCATATTGTGGATTAGCAGGTTAACCAGCGCATCAATCTCGGTTTTGTTCTGACTCGTAATCGACCTGGTGTTCTGATCATTGACCCGCACCTCAGCCATTGTCTCGGTGTTATGAGCCTTTGCCGTAACTTCCATGAGCTTGCGCTTGTTGGCTCCTTCTTCTTTGATTTGCGCCACCTGACCGCGATTGTTGATCTCAAGCTGCATTGCTTGCATCTGCTGTTGCATCTGCTGCACTGCTTGCTTGGCCTGGGCGAGCTGCATCTGGACCTGTGGCGGTATATCTGACTTCTCGTCAATCTGCGCCAGCGGGTTCACCGCGGCCAGCCGGTCGGCAATGATCTCGGCGCCAGGGAAATCCATCTGCCGGAATACCAGATCGCCAGCAGCCTGGAACAGCTCTGGGCTTGCACCGATCAACGGCATCATCGCCTCGACCGCTTGGATGCGCCGTGATGCGTAGCCAGGACCCGTGTCCATGCTGACGTCGTACTCACCAACCGTCACGTCGTTCAAGACTCTCCCAACTTGGGAGGCCTCATTGATGGTGATCAAGTCTGGCTTGCCATCAACGCCGATGATGCGCATAACGCGCTCAGAGTCGTAGATCTTGGGGATCAGATCAAGAATGATGCGACCAGTCTGCGCAATGGATTTTGTCAAATTATCGTAGTAATGATAATTCGTCATGTCCGTCTGCTGCTGCTGACCGTTCAGCGCTTTACCGCTGATGTTGCCGGTCGGCAATTGCGCCGGATCGAAGATGCCAACGACTTGCTGTAGATCGTTGCTGACAGCCTCGGCAGCGCCCATGATGCCCAGCGGTGGTGGCTCTGGTTGCAGGCGCGTCGGAACCGGCGCCGTGCGTCCTTCAATGTCGGTCTGCTTGTAGCGCAGCACCGGCGTGGCTTTGATGTTAGCCGCCGCCCACTCAGTCTCGTGGCCCTCGTCCTGACCTTCTGCCAGCAACCACTTGGCTTTTGGCGCCAGGGCAATCGCCTCGGTCATTGAGGTTTGCCAGAAGTTATACATTTTCTGCGGATCTTTGGCGTAGCGCACCAGACCGTATTTGATTGACTTGCTGTCAATCACGATCCGACCGCCGTAGACCGGCACAACAGGGATAAATTTACCTGGCCAATCGCGCTCCTCGAGGATTTCCATCGCGGTGAGTTTGCACCACTTCACCACCTTCTTGTAGCTATCGCGCTCGCCAACGATCTCAAGCCCATGAGTGGCCATGAATTCTTTGCTCGGGAGCTGGTCTTTGAACAAGCGTGACTTGTCGTTCAGCAGGTAGAGCTTAGCCGGCGTGCGCTCAATGTAAAAGTACTCAGCGATCCGCACATCCTCTTTGGTAACCCATTCTGGATTGCTATCGCCACCGCCTCGAGCCGAGAAGTTACCGCCATCATCAGCGTCGGGATACATATCCCGAAACTTGTCCTTGCTCATGATCGTCGTGATCAAGCAACGCTCTTGGTCCGAGCCGTCTAGTGCCGTGCTGTTGGGATCGAAGTAGACAGAAAACGGGTTCTCAATTGGCTCGATGTAAATCTCTTGATCAAACGAATCAGGAGCTGTGTAATCGGTGACCACGCGCCAGTAGCCCCAACCCATCCTGACGGCAGACTCAAACGCTCGGTCATAAGCGCTATCAGCGTCGCTGTTGATCTCAATGTGCCGACAAATACCCTCGACAACCTCGGCAGTTTCTTTGTCTGCATAGCTGTTGCATGGATGGACCTTGATGCGCGGACGCTGCTGGCGCTGCTGATTGGCGATCTGCCGGCAATAGGCATCCAACTTGTTGATCGTCAAGCACGGCCTGGCTTCCAGGTTCCGGCTGTTCTGAATCTCGACTGGCCATTGGTCGCCGCTGACAAAGCGCAGATCGTCCAGCGCATCGCTACGGTTGACGCTATCGGCTTCGCTTGCCAGACGCAGAAATTTCATTGCATCAGCAATGCGGCCATCCTCGCCTTCGTTTTGATAATTTGCCATTTCAGCCCATCCAGTTCGTTGGTAACGTGAAGGTTACTTGTTTCTTACGTTGCTTTGGTTCGTTGACCATCAGTCCGATGTATCTAAATGCGTCTGCGCCGTGCGAATAATGGTCGTGAAGGGGAGACTTGGAGAATCCACCCGTCTCTGGGTCGACTTCGTACCGATAGTGGCGCAGACAGGTAAGACCTTCCGCGCATCCATCTCGGTCGAACCAGCAGTTGTTGAAAATAGTTCGCGCAGCATTGATAGAGTCAGCAATTGGCACTCTCGGAATGATTCGTGTCTTGTATCCAGCCGCTCTGACAATCTCCTCAATAGATTTGCCAGCCGCGGCCAAGGTTTTATTCTCAGCGTCGTGCGGAAGCCACAACGTATCGTAATGGTATCCAAAGGTCTGCAATTGCGCTAGGTAATAGCTGATTGTCTTTTGATTGTCCTCCATGTAACGCAACAACCGCGTTTCCATGCCGACAAACTGGAGAAACCAAATCGCAGTAGCGTCAGACCATCCGAGATCGAACACAGCGTGGACGGGCTTGCTAGAGTCGAACGGAACCCGTCCAATGCGCCCCTGAAGCTCGGCGTCCTGCATCTCCCTGGCAAACACAGCACCGTCGACAGTCTGCCGGCATATGCCCTCCCAGACCGTGTTGTAAGCCTCAATGTCCCGTTCCTTCAGCGCATCCTTCTCAGCTTTCAGCGTCTCTGGGAACCAAGGATTGTCAGACCAGTTGATCTTAGTGACCACACAGTCAGCAGGAGGATGCACCACAAAGCGTTGGAACGTCTCATCAGTCTCAAGCTCCGGGTTAAAGCTGATCCAGATCTCTGAATCTTGTTTGCGGATTGTCGGGATAAGCACATTCCACGACATTCTGGACACGGATTGCGCTTCTTCGACCCAACAAATATCAACGCCCTCAAACGATTTGATGTTTGAGACATTGTTTTTGAGACCAACAAAGAAGAATTCAGAGCCGTTCTTAGCTCTGATTGACGTCTGGGTTATTTCATAAAACCCATGCAATCGCAATGATTCGATTTGGTCGCATAAGAGCTTATGCACCGAATCACGGATTGACGTCTGAAATTCA